TCTTTTACAGTAGAACAAGAGTGGATAGGGTTATTAAAAACTTTAACTACAACAGTTTACGTAGCGTACTTTGGTTCGCGAGGGGCGGAAAAATTCAAAACTATAAGTAATAATAAATAAGTAAATAACAATTAAATTAAATTAAATTATGAGTAAAGTAAACAAGATTAAAGACGAAGAATTACAAAAAATTGTAGAAAAAACTAAAGAGCAAAATGAAATGCTAAGAACAATAGGTGTTCTTGAAACTCAAAAACAAGGAGTTTTAGTTCAATTAGCTCAAAGTAACAAAGATCTAGAGGAAATTAAAAAAGAACTAGAAGATGAATACGGTCAAGTAACTGTAAACCTAGAAGACGGTAGTTATACTGAAATCGAAAAAGAAGATGATAAATAATATTAGAAAGATCAGTATTGGATCTGACTACAAAAATGATGCTATGCATTATTCAGTAGGGCAACAAGTATATGGTGGTCATGAAATATCACATATATTGCTAGATGATTCTGATAAATCTTATAATATACACATCAAAAAAAACAACGAAATATTGCCATGGAAAAAATTTAATTCTAACATGGCAATATCAGTTGAATATGATTTAGAGTATTAATGAGGAGTTTATATGACTTTATAGTTAAACCTGTAGGAGAAGAATATGATAATGAAAAATCTATAGGTGATAAAAAAATTATATTAAATACTAAAATAGAGAGTTTTAAATTTGTAAATAATTTAGCTGAGGTTGTAGAAACACCTAAAGCATATAAAACTTCTATTGAAAAAGGTGATTTAATAATAATACATCACAATGTTTTTCGTACGTTTTACGATATGAAAGGCAATAAAAAGAAAAGTAGATCATCTTTTATAGATGGTTTATATTTTTGTGCTTTAGATCAAGTGTATCTTTATAGAAAAGATACAAAGTGGAAGTCTATAAATAATAGATGTTTTATAAAACCGTTAAAGATAAAAGACGGATTAGAAGTAGCTAAAGAGAAGAAGCTTATTGGTATATTAAAAATAGGTAATAGCTCGTTAGAAGCGCTAGGAATAAACGAGGGTGATACTGTTGGTTATACTCCATACGGTGAATATGATTTTATTGTTGACGAAGAGCGTTTATATTGTATGAAATCAAATGATATTGTTATAAAGTATGAAAACGAAGGAAACGAAGTTGAATATAATCCACGCTGGGCAAGTAGCAGTTGAGGAGTTAATAAAGGTAGCTAAAGAACCTATAGTAGATTCAGACGATGATATATCAGCTGACAGACTTAAAAACGCGGCAGCCACAAAAAAGCTAGCTATATTTGATGCTTTTGAAATACTAAGTAGAATACAACAAGAAGAAGAATTATTAAACGAAAAACCTAAAGAAGTTAAACAAGAAAAAGCTTTTAAAGGTTTTGCTGAAGGTAGATCTAAATAATGTACGAGCAGCAGTTATATAAAGTATTAAATAACTATATAGATTCTAAAACTTTAAATCATAAGAATAAATATAAGAAGTGGGATTACGGTTATAATGACGAATATGATGTTGTTGTTATAAGTAAAACAGGTGAGATAGGTGAGGTATATGAAATACAAAACTTAAAAATTGCATTGCCTAAAAAACACGATGTAGTTAAATTTGATAATAACAAATGGAGTTACTCAGGTTATCCTAAGGAATTAAAAAAAATTAAATCAGTATTTGACTGGGAAGAATACCCTTTAGATTTTAAAGAAAAATGGTATGATTATATCGACAAAGAATTTACAAGGCGTGAAGAAGGTTTTTGGTTCGTTAATAAAAATGTTCCTACTTATATTACTGGCACTCACTACATGTACTTGCAGTGGAGTAAAATTGATGTTGGGCAACCAGACTTCAGGGAGTCAAACAGATTATTCTATATATTCTGGGAAGCTTGCAAAGCAGACACAAGATCTTACGGAATGTGTTATCTTAAAAACCGTAGATCTGGATTCTCTTTTATGTCATCAGCAGAGTCAGTTAACCTTGCTACAATATCCACAGATTCAAGATTTGGCATATTGTCAAAATCTGGTCCTGATGCAAAGAAAATGTTTACCGACAAAGTTGTACCAATATCAGTCAACTACCCGTTCTTTTTCAAACCAATACAAGACGGTATGGATAGACCAAAGACCGAACTTGCATACAGGGTACCAGCTTCTAAATTCACACGTAGAAAACTTGATGATAACACTAAGCTACAAGAAATTACGGGTCTTGACACCACTATCGATTGGAAAAACACAGGAGACAACTCTTATGATGGTGAAAAACTAAAGTTATTAGTTCATGATGAATCAGGTAAGTGGGAAAGACCAAATAACATATTAAACAACTGGCGTGTTACAAAAACTACACTTAGATTAGGTAGCAAAGTTATAGGTAAGTGTATGATGGGAAGTACATCAAACTCACTAGACAAAGGTGGTGATAATTTTAAAAAATTATATAACGATTCAGATGTTACAAAAAGAAACGCCAACGGACAGACTAGCTCGGGACTCTATTCTTTGTTCATACCTATGGAATGGAATTACGAAGGATACATTGATTCTTATGGCATACCTGTCTTCGACACACCAAAAAAACCAGTTGAAGATCCTCACGGGACTAAAATAAAAATAGGTGTAATAGAATACTGGCAAAATGAAGTAAACGGTTTAAAAGAAGATCAAGATGGTTTAAATGAATTTTACCGTCAATTCCCAAGAACTGAAGAACATGCTTTTAGAGATGAGGCTAAATCATCTTTATTTAATCTAACTAAGATATACCAACAAATAGATTGGAATGCTGATTTAAAAAACAGCGGAATAATAACTCAAGGAAATTTTCAATGGGTAAATGGTGTAAAAGATACTAAAGTATTATTTATGCCAAGTAAACAAGGTAGGTTTTTTTTGTCTTGGACACCACCTATTGAAATGCAAAACAGAGTTGTAATTAAGAATGGATTAAAGTGGCCAGGTAACGAACATACTGGAGCATTTGGTTGTGATAGCTATGATATATCAGGTACTGTTGACAGAAGAGGTTCTAATGGTGCTTTGACGGGTTTAACTAAGTTTAGTATGGAGAACGTTCCACCTAATCATTTTTTCTTAGAATACATCGCTCGCCCACAGACAGCTGAGATATTTTTTGAAGATGTATTAATGGCTTGCGTTTTTTATGGCATGCCAATACTAGCAGAGAATAACAAACCAAGGCTTTTATATTATTTTAAAAGAAGAGGTTACAGAGGTTACTCAATGAACAGGCCAGATAAAAAATACAATAAACTTTCCACAACAGAAAGAGAAATAGGTGGTATACCTAATTCAAGTGAAGATATTAAACAAGCACACGCTGCTGCTATAGAGTCCTATATAGAAGAGTATGTAGGTTTAAAAGATAATGGTGATTATGGTGACGTGTATTTTCAAAGAACCTTAGAAGATTGGGCAAAGTTTAATATAAACAATAGAACATCTCATGATGCTTCTATAAGTTCAGGTTTAGCTATAATGGCTTGCAACAAAAACAAATACAGACCAAATCCTGTTATTCAAAGAAAAGTTTATGATTTAGGTTTTAAAAAATATAACAACAAAGGTACATTGTCAAAAATAATCGAATAGATGAAAATATATACTAATTCAAATAGTGCTTTTCCAAGTCAGGTAGTACCGGACGCGGAAAAAGCTTCATGGGAGTATGGATCTCAAGTAGCTTCCGCTATTGAAACTGAATGGTTTGACCAAGGAAGAACTAACGGTAATAGATACTTAACGAGTTGGAATAACTTTCACAGTCTAAGACTATATGCTAGAGGCGAACAGCCTACACAGAAATATAAAGATGAATTGTCAATAAATGGTGATTTGTCTTATTTAAATTTAGACTGGAAACCAGTACCAGTTATATCTAAGTTTGTAAATATAGTTGTAAATGGTATATCACAAAAAGAGTTTGATATAAAAGCTTTTTCACAAGATCCTGAGTCAGTTAAAAAAAGAACTAACTACGCAACAGCTATAGCTGAAGATATGTTTGCTAGAGAGCAAATAGCTTTAGCACAACAAACACTAGGTATTGATGCTTCCCAGTCAAATATGCCTCCGCCTTTACTACCTGAAACAAAGGAAGAGTTAGAGCTGCATATGCAATTAAGTTACAAGCAATCAATTGAAATAGCAGAAGAAGAAGCTATATCTACTACCTTAGCTAAAAATAGATGGGAGTTAACTAAACGTAGGATTAACGAAGACTTAGTAGTATGCGGAATAGCTTGCGCTAAAACAAACTTTAATAAATCTAATGGAGTAACAATAGATTATGTTGATCCAGCACATGTAATATACTCTTATACAGAAGACCCTAACTTTGAAGACATATATTATGTTGGTGAAGTTAAGTCTATAACTATACCGGAACTTAAAAAACAATTTCCGCAAATTAGTGAAGAAGAGTTAGATAAAATACAAAAAATGCCTGGAAATAGGCAATACATAACAGGTTGGGGTAATTACGATGCTAACACTGTTCAAATATTATATTTTGAATATAAAACTTATATGAACCAAGTTTTTAAATTAAAACAAACAGATAATGGTTTAGAAAAAGTTATTCAAAAAACGGATGAATTTAATCCACCACCGGCAGATACTTATGATAGAGTTTCAAGAAGTATTGAAGTACTATACAGCGGCGCTAAAGTCTTAGGCACTAATACTATGTTAAAATGGGAATTAGCTGAAAACATGACAAGACCAGCTTCAGATAGTACTAAAGTTGAAATGAATTATGCTTTATGTGCACCTAGAATGTATAAAGGTAGAATAGAATCCTTAGTTAGCAAGATAACTGGTTTTGCTGATATGATTCAAATAACTCATTTAAAAATGCAACAAGTGTTGTCTAGGATGGTACCAGATGGTGTATTCTTAGATATGGATGGTTTAGCAGAAGTTGATTTAGGTAACGGTACAAACTATAATCCAGCAGAAGCATTAAACATGTATTTTCAAACTGGTAGTATTGTTGGAAGATCTTTAACTCAAGATGGTGAATTAAATAGAGGTAAAGTACCTATTCAAGAATTAACATCATCAGCTAGTGGTGCTAAGCTACAAAGTTTAATACAAACTTACAACTACTATTTACAAATGATACGCGATGTCACGGGATTAAATGAAGCTAGAGACGGTAGTATACAAGACAAAGACTCATTAGTAGGTATAGCTAAGATGGCAGCTAATCAATCTAATATAGCAACTAAGCATATTAATCAAGCTAGTTTATATTTAGCTCTTAGAATATGTGAAAATATATCTCTAAAAATAGCAGATGTATTATCTTTCCCTTTAACAAAAAACGCTTTAATTGAAAGCATATCTCTTTATAATGCTCAAACTTTAGGTGAAATATCTAATTTAAATCTACATGATTTTGGTATATATTTAGAGTTAGAACCTGACGAAGAAGAAAGAGCTCAGTTAGAGCAAAATATACAGATAGCTTTAAAAAATAACGGTATTGATCTTGAAGACGCTATAGATATTAGACAAATAAAAAATCTAAAGCTGGCTAATCAATTACTGAAACAAAAAAGAAAAAAGAAAATAAAAAGAGATCAAGCTCAACAAAAGCAAATGATAGATGCTCAAGCGCAAGCAAATGCTAAAGCTTCAGAAGCTGCTGCTATGGCTGAGGTTCAAAAGAATCAAGCTATGACAGAATCTAAAGTGCAAATAGAGCAAGCTAAATCTCAATTTGAAATACAACGTATGCAAACAGAATTAACTGTTAAACAACAGCTAATGGCTCAAGAGTTTGAATACCAAAAACAATTAGCGCAAATAAAGCTAGGTGTTGAAAGTGAAAAAGAAAAAGAAATAGAAGATAGAAAAGACAAAAGAGTTAAATTACAAGGAACTCAACAAAGTCAATTAATAAATCAACGACAAAATGATTCTGCTCCTGTAGATTTTGAAGGAACAGACTCATCACAACTAGGCACGTTTGGTTTACAAAATATGATGCCGCCTAGTTAACATTTAATAATTATATAATATTTTATCATGTCAGAAGAAACAAAAGTAAACGAACCTGTCAAGCAAGAAGGTGAGTTTAAAATCAAAAAAAAGAAACCTAAAAATTTAGGAAATCAAGGTAAAGACAACTTAATAAAAGTAGATCTTACTAAACCAGAAGCCCAGGGTGAAGTTATACCCGAGGTTACAAAAGTCACAATTCCTAAAGATGCATTAAAAGAAGAAGACAATGCCATTCAAATCGGAGAAACAGAGACAGTGGATGTGGGCGAACAAACCGGAGATAGCGCTAAAGTGGACGAACAAGTACCAGAGTCCAGCGAGGCTATTGAAGAAATTACACCAATCCAAGAAATAACAGAAGAAGAAGTAAAGGAGATAACACAAGAAGTTAAAGAAGCTAAGAGAGATGAAAAAGTCTTAGGTAAACCTTTACCAGAAAACATAGATAAGCTAGTTTCGTTTATGGAAGAAACTGGTGGAACTGTACAAGACTATGTAGCTTTAAACAAAGATTACAGTGATTACAGTCCTAAAGATATTTTAAGAGAATACTATACAAAGGCAAAACCTCATTTAGATCAAGAAGAGATTAGCTTCTTAATGGAAGATAATTTTGAGTTTGATGAAGATGTAGACGAGCCAAGAGATATACGCAAGAAAAAACTTGCGTTTAAGGAAGAGGTTGCAAATGCTAAACAATTTCTTGAAAGTTCAAAAAGTAAATATTACGACGAGATCAAGTTGAGACCGGGCGTTACTCAAGAACAACAAGAAGCAATTAGTTTTTACGACCAATACAAGCAGCAACAAGAAACTGCAACACGATTACACGGTGATTTTAGAGATCGTACAAAAAAACTTTTCAGTAATGAATTCAAAGGTTTTGACTTCAATGTTGGTGATAAGAAATTTAGATACGGTATTAAAGATCCTAGTAAAGTGGGTGAAACGCAGGTTGACGTACAGAACTTTGTTAGTAAATATACTAATGAAGAAGGTAGTTTAACTGACCCAGCGGGTTACCATAAAGCTATGTATGCTGCTATGAATGCTGATAAAATCGCTCATCATTTTTACGAGCAAGGAAAAGCGGATGGTGTTAAAGACATCATTCAAACTTCCAAGAACCCATCACAAGACGGACCTAGGCAAGTTGCCGATGGAAACGTTTTTATAAACGGATTAAAAGTAAAAGCTATTAGTGGATTAGACTCAACAAAATTAAAAATTAAAAGAAAAAAGTTTAACTAAAAAAAAATTTTAAATTATGGCTTTAAGTCCTCAATTTGGTGATATTACACCAAGTCAAAGTCAACAAACGTTGGCTAGTAACTACTTAAACTTCGCCGGAGCAAATGGTGTGAATTTTTCACAACAATATTTACCAGAGCTTTATGAAGCAGAAGTAGAAAGATATGGAAACAGAACTTTATCTGGTTTCCTTAGAATGGTTGGCGCAGAAATGCCAATGACATCTGATCAAGTAATTTGGTCTGAACAAAATAGATTACACATCTCTTACGAAAACGTAGTGATTAGTGGTGGTGGTCTAATATTAACTATACCTGTTACAGCTGCTAACGCTGCTGTGCCAATATTAAACGTAATCTCTCCAGGTTCAACTATCGTTGTAATGGATGATTTCGGTGGTGAAGCAAAATGTTTAGTAACTGCTTCTGATACAGGTGCTGCTGGTGCTGCTGGTAACCCAGGACAATTAACAATTCAACCTTATACTGTAGCTAACTTAAATGGTTTAACTGGAACAGTAAAGATATTTGTTTATGGTTCTGATTTCCAAAAAGGAAGTTCTACTGTTAATGCTGTAGCTGGAGCAAACGCTATTGATCAAAATGCTAATCCTATGGTAACTGTGGATCCTGCATTTAGCACATTTGTTAACTCTCCAATAATCATTAGAAGCCAATATACTGTCAACGGTTCTGACACTGCTCAGATAGGTTGGGTAGAAGTTGCTACTGAAGATGGAACTGGAGGTTATTTATGGTACTTAAAAGCTGAGTCTGAAACAAGACTTAGATTTGAAGATTACCTAGAAATGGCAATGGTTGAAGGTGAGCTTAACTCAGCTGGAGTTGTACCTGCTGCTCAAGGTGGTACTCAAGGTTTATTTGCTGCTATCCAAGATAGAGGTAACGTAGAAGTAGGCTTTACAGCTGCTGCTGGATTAGACGCTTTTGATGCTATACTAAAGAACTTAGATACTCAAGGGGCTATCGAAGAAAACATGTTATTCTTGAACAGATCTACTGCTCTTGATTTTGACGATATGTTAGCTTCTATTTCTGGCGGATTCGCTGGAGGTACTGCTTTTGGATTATTTGAAAATTCTGAGGAAATGGCATTAAATTTAGGTTTCTCTGGTTTCAGAAGAGGTTCTTATGACTTCTACAAAACTGACTGGAAATACTTAAACGATGCTTCTACTCGTGGAGGATTAGTTGGACCTGCATCTATTGAAGGTGTATTAGTACCAGCTGGAACTTCTACAGTATACGATCAAATCTTAGGAACAAACATTAGAAGACCATTCTTACACGTACGTTATAGAGCTTCACAAGCTGATGACAGACGAATGAAGTCTTGGTTAACTGGTTCTGTAGGTGGTGCTTTCACTTCATCTTTAGATGCAATGGAAGTAAACTTCTTATCAGAAAGATGTTTAGTAACTCAAGCTGCGAATAACTTCGTATTATTCAAAGGAATCTAATTGATTCAACAAATGTAATTCTTACCCTCGTTGTAACTACGGGGGTAATTATTACTCTTATAAATTATTTAATTATATTATATCATGGCAAAACAAAAAATAACTCAACCAGATGGTTGGGAAATAAAAGATAGAAACTATTATCTAACAGGTAGTAAAACTCCTTTAACACTTACATTACCAAGTAAACACACAACAAAACACCCTTTATTGTGGTTTGATGATGAACTAGGTTCTCAAAGAGAGTTAAGATATGCTACTAATCAAGCTTCATCATTTGTAGATGAACAAAAAGGTGAATCAACAATGGGTCACATTACGTTTAAAAACGGGGTGTTGAGAGTAGAAAAAAGATATCAAGCATTACAAAAAATGCTTTCTTTATATCACCCGTCTAAAGATCACTTATATAAAGAATTAAAACCTCAGCAGATTGCTAAAGAAGAATTACACGATTTAGAGTATGAGATAGAAGCTATGAATATGGCTTTATCTTTAGATATTGATCAGTGTGAAGCAATACTAAGAGTTGAAGTTGGATCTAAAGTAAATGAGTTAAGCTCTAAAGAAATAAAAAGAGATTTATTAATGTTTGCTAAAAAGAATCCAGTTTTATTTGTGGAATTAGCTAAAGATGATAATGTACAGCTTAGGAATTTAGGAATAAAAGCAACTGAGGCTAACATCATTAAACTATCTCCAGATCAACGCTCGTTCACGTGGGCATCAAACGGTAAAAAACTAATGACGGTTCCTTTTGAAGAGAATCCTTATTCAGCCTTTGCCGCTTTCTTGAAAACAGACGAAGGTGTTGAAATATTTAAGTCTATCGAGAAAAAACTTAAATAACATGTAATACTAATATAGGGCTCGTTCACTCGGGCCCATATTATAATAAACAAATTAAAATGGCAATAAACGTAGATCAAGTTTATAAAACAGTCTTGTTGATAATAAATAAGGAACAAAGAGGTTATTTAACACCTAATGAGTTTAATAAGCTAGCTACTCAGGTTCAACTTGATGTGCTAGATAATTATTTTGAAACCTTAAATCAACAGATTAGAGTGCCACAAAATGAAAGCGAATATGGAAATCGCTATAAATCAGTACAAGAAAAGTTAGACGCTTTTAAAAAAATAGGTGATTGTACTTATAACGCAGCAGCTGGCACAAATCCAGCTTTTTTTACGCTACCAACTTCTTCAGGTACGGCTAGCGGAACACAGTTAATATCAACTGTAACAAATCAAATAACATATCCCTTAACATCTATAACTCAAAGCCAAGTAGAAGACAGCACTGTTGTTGTTACTTACCAAGGTTTAGCTTACACAAACTTTACTATATCAGGAGGTATATTTAATTTAACAGCAGGTTCTCTACCGACTGGAGCGGCTAATAATATAGTTATAACTTTATATCCTCAAGATTTTTATAAACTAGGAACTGTTTTATATAAAGATGATAGAGTTGTACAGCCTATACAAAGGAACGAGTTAGCGTTGTTAAATATGTCACCAATAAGTAAACCTGTTGAATATTTTCCAGTTTATTTATTTGAACAAAACAAAGTAATTATACACCCTCAAACAATAAGCGGCAGTGTTAAAGCTAGTTATATTAAGAAACCAGCAAATCCTAGTTGGAACTTTAACTCTTCTTCAGGATATTATGTTTGGGATCCAGCAACTTCTGTTAATTTTGAATTAGACGCAACAGAGCAAGTTAACGTAATAATACAAATATTATTATATGCTGGTATAGTAATAAAAGATCCAACAATAGTACAAGCTGCGGCTAGTGAAATAGCGCAAGAAGCTCAAAACGAAAGAAATTAATAAACGATGGCTATACAACCTAAAAGTAACGGATTAATAACTGAAAATGCTCAACAGTATTATCAAGGATCACAAGGATTTAGAGCAGCTGCATCAGGTGTTAACCAGACGTTTGCAACAGATTTTAATACTGAACTTATATTAGGTGACTGGAATCCAGCTAATCCAAATTACGGTTTAAATAACTTTAAGGTTTATACAAGTCCCTCAGGTATATCTGGGTCTTGGTCCGAATGGATTACAAGTATGTCTGTAGGCAGTGATGGTAGAACAATAACTCTTGATGCTGCACCTAGTGCTAACGCTTATGTTGTTGTTCAATTAACTATATTAACAGGTGGTAAATACGGTAACACTGAGGCTGAAAAAGCATATGGTGAAACAGTAGAAGATAACTATGGTAGTTATCAATACACTAAGGTTAATGACGTTATAAATAATTTTTTAGTTGCATACGTTGGGCAAAATAAATTAATACCTAATGTAAATAGAACTGATGTTATATTTCACGCTAAAAGAGCTATGCAAGAGTTTAGTTACGATACTTTAAAAAGTATTAAGTCAGCTGAACTAACAGTACCAGCTAGCTTAACATTAGTTTTACCACAAGACTTTGTTAACTACGTTAAGATGTCTTATATAGATCAACTAGGTGTTAAACACCCTATATATCCTACAAATAACTTAACAACAAGTCCTTACTATACACAAACACAAGATTCTGCTGGTATACCAACACAAGATAATTTTGGTAATGATACAGAGGGTACGTCTATAACACAAGATAGATGGCATAAAGCAAATCAACAGTTTATAAATGGAGATTTTACAAACGACTTTACTAATGATATGTGGGCTTACAATTGGGATGATATGGGTAATGTTATAGGTTCTGGCTACGGTGAAATGTATGGTTTAGACCCTCAATACTCTCAAGTAAATGGTTGGTTTAATTTAAACGAAAGAGAAGGTAAATTATCTTTCTCTAGCAATTTAGTTGGTAGACTAATTATATTAGAATACATATCAGACGGATTAGCATATGACTTAGACAGTAGAGTTCCTAAGTTAGCAGAAGAGGCAATGTATGCTTACATACTACATGCTATAATATCTACTAGAATAGGTCAACCAGAATATATAGTGCAAAGACTTAGAAAAGAAAAAAGCTCTAAATTAAGAAATGCAAAGATAAGATTATCTAATATTAAACTTGATGAAATAGTTCAAGTAATGAGAGGTAAATCTAAATGGATAAAATCATAATACATGGCTGAAATTAAAAATAGTTTCATTAGGTCTAAAATGAATAAAGATTTAGACGAGAGACTAATACCAAACAATGAATACAGAGATGCTTTAAACGTAGCTGTCTCTAGGTCAGAAGCTAGTGATGTTGGTGCTTTAGAGTCTATATTAGGTAATTTCCTAAGAATAGATAGTGGTAATATAAATATAGAAATAATAGGTGTATATGTAGATCAAAGTAGAGGTTTAGCTTATTACTTTGCAACAGATCACGCTGGTACAACACAAGCTTCGTTGTCCGCTAATTGTTTCATTGCGGTGTATAACACAGCTAGTAATAACTCTACTACATTAGTATCTGGTAGTTGGTTAAATTTTTCTAAAGATTTTCCAGTATATGGTATAAGCTTAATAGAAGATTTATTGTTTTTTAGTGATAATAATAATCAACCTAGAAAAATAAATATAACTAAAGATTTTGGTTATTATAATAATGAAGATCAAATATCTGTGGCTAAGTTTGCGCCATATTTAGCTGCTGAATTTATAGATTTAAGATCAAATTCTTTATTAAAGCCATCTACAATGTCTGATGCTTCTGATCCTTTGCAAACAAACATAGGTTCTATAACAGTATCAGCTGTTAATCTAGATGTTTCTAGTTATAGAAATGGTGATCCTATACCTGAAGCTCAGTCAAACCAAGCTTGGACAGATGCAAATACAAACCAACAAGGCGCTTGGTGTTATTATGAAAACTCACTAGCTAATGGATCAGTTTATGGTAAACTCTATAATAGATACGCTATAGAAGACCCTAGAGGCTTAGCACCTATTGGTTTTAATGTTATATCATCAAGTGTATGGAGTAGTGACATAATAGGAAGTGGTGCTGAAAGACTTAAGTCAACAACTTCTTGGGATGCTAATCCTGGTACTAACACTACGGGTTTTAATGTTTTAGCTGCTGGTCATAGAGATGCTGCTGGAGCTTTTGCTGGTTTAGGTACAGAAGCTAGATTTTGGGCAAGAGAAGATACAACCCCTACGCCACCTTTAAGTGCTACTGGTGATTACATATTAATGACATCTGCTGATCAAGCAGCTACAAAACTATCCGCAGCACCACAAGCTAACAATATAAATGGTTATTCTGTTAGACTACTTAAAAACGCTGGTTATAATGGTTGGAATGGTGATCCAGATTATTTAAGAGACAAGTTTGTAAAATTTAGTTATAGATTTAAATTTGATGACAACGAGTATTCTGTTGTAGCTCCTTTTAGCCAAGATGTTTTTATTCCAGAGCAAGAAGGACAGTTTTTAAATGATGATGAAACAAAAGCTTTTGTTTCTACAGTTGTAGAGTTTATGCAAAACTCTGTAAACAACGCTATATTAAACATAACGCTGCCTAGTTTAAATATATTAACAGATTACAAAATAAAAGGTATAGATATATTATTTAAACAATCTGATACACAAGCTTACCAAATACTAGAATCTATAACTGTTGATCAATCTTTTATAGATAATTTAAATAATACTAATATATATCAATATGACTATCAGTCTACACTACCAATAAAAACACTACCATCTCAAGAAGCATCTAGAGTTTTTGATAAAGTACCTGTTACTTCTCTAGCTCAAGAAACATCGGGTAATAGAATAATGTATGGTAACTTTGTGCAAGGTAAAAGTGGTCAAAAAGGTTTAGACTATTATATAGATATAGCTGAAAAAGATAATCAAATATTTACAGAATATCCTCAGCACTCGTTAAAGCAAAATAGAAATTATCAAGTTGGTGTAATTTTAGCTGATAAATTTGGTAGACAAACTGATATAATATTATCAAACTATGATAACTTATTAGATTCAGAAGGTAATCCACAACCAGGTTCTAATGTTTTTAGCAACTACAACAATGTATCATTTAACGGTAGCGTACCTGGTTGGCAAGGTGATACTTTAAAAATAAACTTTAATAGTTTAATACCTGAATTAGCTAACGCCAACAATGTTAGTGGTTATCCAGGTGTTTATGCTGTTGGTAATTATTACACTATTACTACAACATCAGTGTCTTATCCTATATTTTTTAGAGATCTATCAACGCAATCTATAACATCTACAGCTAATCAAACTGTTTTTGTATTTAATGGTTTAGTCTATGATGATGCTATTCAAGCTAATAATTCTTACTGTGTTTATAAAAACATAGGTGATGGTTTTATAAAATTAGAATCATCAGAGTATTCTATTGCAGATGACGGTAATGATCAACCTCAAGTTACTCTTACTGTAGGTGCAAATATAGGAGATGTAATAAAGTTTGAATTATTGTTTACAACAAACAACTATTATAAATATCAAACAGGTACTACTAACGCTGCGCAACCTTTGTTTCAAAACTTTGCAACAACTTATCAAAATTATTTTGCTATAGGTAAAACGTTTGCAGGTTTATTTACTGATTATGTAGAAATTAAAACCGTAACAAGTGTTGGTACACCTGTTACTTCTGTTCAAGTTTTCACAAATCAAGAAGTTGCTGAAAAATATTTATTTGATAACACAGGTACCGGTAGACCTGAACCAGCGTTAACTATTGGTGATTTACCTAGATCTTACGCTACATATGATATAAATGTAGATGGTTTTTATAGCTATAGAATAGGTGTTAAGCAGCAGCAGCAAGATTATTACAATGTATATTTACCTGGTTTTGTTAATGGTTATCCTATAGATGGTTCAACATTAGAACAAGGTGAAACAGCTTTTACAACGTTGGTATCTGATAATATAAATAAATTACCTAGAAACCTACAAGAGGTTGGGCCATTACAAAATCAATTTACAAGTGATGAAAGAGTTTTCCCGAGAGTAACTAATACAATCCAAGTAACATCTTCAGGTGTAACATATAGAAACACTCAATTTAGTCCTTCTTCATCTGCAGATGACATAGAATTAATAGGTACAACAAAAGACGTTTTTCCAGAAATAACTTTTGATACAACAGTTACAGCAGGAACTGGTAATCCATTTTGTATATATGATTTTGATACAAATCCTTATATATCAAAGATTTCTACACAACAAGCTATTGGTGTTACTGAAGTTAATTTTACATCACCATCTGGCACGTATGATTACCCAGTAGTAATGGGGTTAGCTGTTTTAGAAACATCACCTTTTGTTTCTCAATTAGAATTATTTTACGAAGCAACTACTACGGGATTAATATCTGATCTAAATTATGGCGTGCAAAATACAACTGGTGGTATAAACGGTATTAGTATAAGTGCTAATCAAAGTTTTAATGAAGACGCCGCGAGTGGATCTAGGGTAACACCTGATTTTTTCCCTACAAGTGGTGGTGTAATCAACACGCTTTACAACGCTACTTTAATATCTGTGTTTAATTATTCTTACGGTACATCTAATTTAAATAGTACTAATTATGGATTACCTAATCTAGATCAAAGGTTTTCTTTACAACCTGGATCTGTGACTGGTAGTTATAAAATACAAACTGAAGATACTTTTTACGCTGGTAGTATAAGTGAAGTTGGTGCTGATGCTGATTACAACGGCAAATATTTGGCTACTGTAAGATTTACACTAGGTTCTGTTTCTGTAGATCAAACTATAGTAATGCAACTTGTAAATTCAAATCCTACAATTCAAACAGTGCCCAGCCCAAACCCAACAGGATCTATAAACGGCGAAACTATATTTACAGTAAATAGTTCTCCTAAAGGTTTCAACGGTAGTGCAACAAATCCAGCTACAACCGGAGCGCCAACTAATGCTAACTGGTCTATTTTTCAACCTTCAAATGGTTTTGGATGGAGTATACAATCAATTACAACAACTAGTCCAACAAATGTTCAAACTCAATATACGACTCCATCTTCTATAATTAATGTTTTAAAAATAACTGACCAACAAGTAATTAATGGTTCCTTAAGGTTTAAATTAGTATCTTCAGGTACAAATGGTAACCAATCAGGTTATACTTATTTAGTTGTCATGAAATTAACAGATACTAGAGGTGGAACAACAACTACAAATGTAAGTTATAGTGTAGCTGCTTCAACGTATACTAGTTCACAAGTAGCTGCAACTTACTATACATCTGGAACTGGTTACACTACAAATGATACAGCAATGACCACCAATACTAATTTTAGTATAATTTCAGGTATGGGTTTATCAATGCCTAGATTTATAGGTCAAATTCAAAACTGGACAACACAAGATATATGGTTAGTTGCTTACTTAGAAGTTAGTAACACTCCTCCTAACACTTATGCAAATGGATTTGGAATGCGTTTTGGTGAAGTTCAAAATGCTAATACATCTGGAACATCACCTAGTGGGCAAACAATAGGTCAAAGATTAAATGGCAGCGCGGGTGGTACTGGTTATGCTTTGGAATCAGCGAGAAAAGTTCAACTTAGCGGAGGCCCTAGCTTTCAAAATGTATGGTCTGGATCTCTTGGTAAATTAAAAGCTTTTAGTGCAAATGATGGATCTACGTTAGGACAAACTCTTATTAACGCGGGTGTTAGACCTGGTCAAGTTAATACAGCTGGTGGAAACTTAGGTAATTATGATTTTTCAGACTGTGCTTTAGTTAATTTAGCTTTTAGTATATCAGGTGGTTATCCTGATCCTAATACTCTTTTACCACCAAACACTAGAGTGG